ATTCTTCTGACTTTTCTGCTTTTCATGTTTTAAATATAGAAACATTAGAACAAGTTGCAGAATTTAAGAGTATGATTGGCACCACCGAATTTGGACATTTATTAATGAGTATAGCTTCTGAATACAATGGAGCTTTACTTGCCATAGAGAATGCGTATGTTGGCTGGGCGGTTCTACAAACTATTATAGATTTAGGATACCAGAATCTGTATTATACTTTCAGAAACGATCCTTTTGTTGACCCTGATGTACATGTTAACATAAATCAAGACTATTTACTTAAGGATAACATGGTTCCAGGATTTACTACTTCTACAAAAACAAGACCAGTAATGATTTCTAAATTAGAGACATATTATAGAGAAAAATCTCCAATAGTATATAGTAAGAGATTGATACAGGAATTGTTTACTTTTGTTTGGAAAGACCACAAAGCAGAAGCTAGAGATGGATATAACGACGACTTAGTTATGTCTTTCGCTATTGGACTTTGGGTTAGAGACACTTCCTTGAAAATGAAAACTTTGGGCTTAAGTTTCTCTAGGTCTTTGCTAAATAATACAACAAAAACGATATACACTCCAAGTAACTCAAATAAAGTACATGACTCTTGGTCTATGAAAACTAGAAACAATGAATCAGAGAGTCTAACTTGGCTTATAAAATAAAAACATGGATAATTCAATACAGGCAAAACTAAAGCGATTATTCTCTACGCAAGTGATTGTTAGAAGAATTGGAAAAGACAGAATTAAAGTTATTGATACCTCTAGGCTACAAGGCGCAGGTACTAAAGATAAAGTCGGATATGCTGACAGATTCTCTGGCTTACATACATCTAGGCAATACGGATATTCTCCCAATAACAACACGATAAATTTTCACTCTTCAAAGTTACAGATATTTACAGACTATGAAGCCATGGACACAGATCCAATCATAGCGTCTGCATTAGATATTTATGCAGACGAAAGTACGGTAATGTCAGTAGAGGGAGATTTGTTAAATATTAGTACTCCAAATGAGAACATTAAAAAAATACTCTATAATTTATTTTACGATATCTTAAATATAGATTACAACCTATGGAGTTGGACAAGATCTTTATGTAAGTATGGAGATTTCTATTTGTATTTAGATATCGAAGAAGGTCTTGGTATAAAAAACGTTGTTCCTTTATCAGCCTACGAAGTTAGAAGGGTGGAAGGAACAAATCCAGAAAATCCTTATGAAGTTAAATTTATATACGAAGGATTACACACTACTCAAATGAGTCCGATTGTATATAGAAATGATGAAAGAAAAAATAAAGAATTAGATTATCATGAAATAGCCCATTTTAGATTATTATCTGATAGTAATTTTTTACCTTACGGTAGAAGTCAAATAGAACCTGCAAGAAAGATTTTTAAAATGCTTACTTTGATGGAGGACGCTATGTTAATTCATAGAATCATGAGAGCCCCGGAAAGAAGAATTTTCAAGATAAATGTAGGAAGTATTCCGCCTAATGAAGTAGATAACTACATGTCTACTATTATATCGGCAATGAAGAAAACCCCTTATGTCGATGAAAAAACAGGAGATTATAACCTAAAATTTAATCTTCAGAACATGTTAGAGGATTATTACCTACCAGTTAGAGGAAAAGATGCGAGTAGTGAAATAACAACATTACCGGGTTTAGGCAATCAAGGTTTCATGGATGATATCGAGTACGTCAGAAATAGAATGATGGCTGCTTTAAAAATTCCTAAGCCTTTTTTAGGGTATGATAAAGACACGGAAGGTAAGTCTATGATTGCTGCAGAGGATGTTAGATTCGCTAGAACTATAGAAAGGATTCAGAAAATAATTGTATCGGAGTTAAATAAGATTGCTATCATTCACTTATATACTCAAGGATATAAGAATGAGGAATTGATTGATTTCTCTCTTTCTCTAAATAATCCATCTTTAGTTTATGAAAGACAAAAGGTAGAAATACTAACAGAGAAAATGAATTTAGCTTTAGTTATGCAAGATTCTAAATTATTCTCTAGGAAATATATACATGAAAACTTATTTAAATTATCAGAATCAGAAAGATTAACAGAGGAAGAATTGATTATTGAGGATTTGATGACTACTTTTAGACACTCTCAAATAGAAACGGAGGGCAATGATCCCAAACTATCAGGACAAAGTTTTGGTACTCCACATGATATGATGTCATTAAAGTTAGCTTCTAAAGGAAATGAAGTAGATGCAATGTCATTTGACGATGGAGAAGAGTTAGAATTTGCAGACAAGGAGGATAATCGAGGAAGACCTAAGAGAATTGGTACATTCGGCACAAAAGATGACACAGTTAATGGTAGAGATTCTATGGGAGACCGGGATATGAAATCTAACTTAGAAGGAGAAAGAGACCCTTTAAAAGCTAGAAAAAGAGAGAATCCGGTAAATTTAGAGTCAAAACTAGTAAATTCTCTCAGGAGACAATTTGATAGTGGTATAGGAAACAAGAATCTAATTATCGAAAAATCATTTAAAGAAAACGAAAAAGCAGCAGGCACAGATTTGCTAAGTGAAAATAACTTGTTAGATTTAGAGTGATTTAGATAAACATTACAATATTTATTTAAAATAATTTCTTTTAATAAGAAATTCACAACTATAAAAAATGAAGAAAATAAAACACAAAAAGCACCGGAATACGGGATTGATTTTTGAAATGCTAGTGAAAAAAATGACTAGCAATGTATTACAAGGAGAAGGGATAAATGAAATATCCTCAATTATAAAAAAACACTTTTCAAACAATTCACAGATTAGACAGGAGTTGACGTTCTACCAAATGTTAACTAAAGAGAAAGTAAATAGTCCTAACCTAGCTAATGAATTAATTGAATCCATAAAAGAAGCTAGAAACTCCTTAGACCTCGAAAAATTAAATAAGGAGAAATATAGATTATACAAAGACATTACATCATATTTCGGCGGGGATTCTTTCTTTGACATAAAAGTAGAGAACTATCAAAACTATGCTAGCATCTATACATTATTCGAGTATAATCAGTCAGATAATCCTCCAGTAATGGTTTCAAATAAACAGAATCTAATAGAATGTATATGCAATGTAGAATCATCTAATACCATGTCATCTGAATACTTAACAGAATCAGAAGATATTAGATTGTCAGCATTTGAGATAATGATTGAAAAGTATAATGATAAATACAATGGTCTATTAAGTGAGCAAAAAACATTATTAGGCAATTATATAAACATGGAGACGTCATCGGATGAATTTAAAACATTTATTACATCTGAAACAAATAGATTGAAAGAATCCATTAATAGCATTATTCCTAATGTTGGAAATATAGCATCAGCAAATAAATTAAATGAAATGATTGATGTCTTAGATCAAGTTAATAATGCAAAATATATTACAGAAGATCATATACATGTTATCATGAAATATTATGAGTTTGTAAATGTTATAGCAAAGTGAAAAATATAAAAAATAATAAAGAAGCATTCATGAAATACCTATTTGAGTCTTTAAATAAAAGTTTTAAAGTGGGTGGCCCCGCCGAATCTTCTTCCAAATACTTACCTATTGACGACGAGGATGGAGTTAAAACTGAAATGAATGTAACAAGTAATCTGGATGGTGGTGAAGGCCCTCCAAGAACTCCTCTAGTATTCAAAAGAAGAAAACCTGAGACAAAGGAAAAACCTTACAAGTTCATAAAGAAAACAACTTTCAATAAAATAGAGAGGGATAAAGAAAAACAAAAATCCACTCCATTTTTAAAACAAGAATCCGTAATAAATTTCATAGACGAATTCTTAAAAAATATAAATAATGGCACAAAATAGAGTACTCCTAATAGACTCCATATCAACTTTTAATCCCGTTAGCTGCGTATTAAAAGAATCCAAAGGTAAAAACGGCGGATTATTAGTTAAAGGGATATTACAAAGAGCAGATTCCATAAACCACAATAAAAGGATGTACCCTCGAAAATTGATGGATGAGCAAGTTAAAAAATATCAGGATAAAATAAAAGAAGGTATAGCTTACGGAGAATTAGATCATCCGGAAAGAGCTGATACCTGGCTATCTGAGGCATCTCACATAATTAGAGAAATTTGGTGGGACGGAGATGACATATATGGTATTGCTGAAATTTTAGACTGGACACCAAAGGGTAATTTACTAAAACAATATTTTGATAAGGGACACACGGCAGGAATAAGTTCTCGAGGAGTTGGAACTTTAAGAGAAGCTGGCCTAAGAAATGGCGCACCTTACTATGAAGTTGGAGAAGATTATGAAATGGTTGCTTTTGACTTCGTATCTAATCCATCTACACAGGGAGCATTCATGTCGCCTGTAGTAATGAAAGAATCTAAAAGTTATTTTGTAAATGTTGATACACTAGCTGACGAAATCCTAAATATGTCAAAAATACTGTAATGGCATCTATTATATTTTTATCTCCGGATTTTACTTTCACTAAAGAATTGAATGAAAGATTTAAATCCATGGGTAATAAAGAAAGGTCTCCTGGGTATGTACGAGTACAGATGGAGGATAGACTAAAAGGATTATTGAAAAAGGAAACAGAAATAATAGAAAAAGAATTTAAATCTTCCATAAAAAACAAAAGAGGAGTAGATTCAAAAAAAAGCGTTAAAATAGTTACAAGTTTAGAAAATTTCTATAAAAATGCTGATTCTATTATAAAAAATAGTAAAATCATAATAGTATCTGATTTAGAAACTAGAAAATTATTCAGGAAAAAGTCTGCCCCCGGAGGTGTGAATAGAGATACTTTTATAGCTAGATTAATAAAAGTAGGAGAAAGAAACAGTATAACAATAAGAAGTTATTTACTTCTTTATAAGTACGATATAGATAAGGTACTAAACGAAAGCTCTTTTGTCGATTTAGTATCAAATACAAGAGAGCAATATATAAAGAGTTCTGAATCAGGTCCTGGATTTAAAACACAAGTAGATAAAGGAGACAAAAGTAGTTTTATAGATTATGAATTAGGGGACGCATTAGCAAGCGCTCCCGCAGGAGTTTCTGAATATAGAGGAGTTGCTGATGTTTTAAAAAAAGAGGAAGAGGCGGACGAAGAAACTACAATAAACGAGGCAATACAAATACAAAAAAAAGCTAAGGCAAACGCTAAAATTCTATTTACCCCCACAGGTAATATGGTGAAAGATTTAAAAATAGCTATTGTAAATAAGTTGTTAATAAAAATAAAATACGTAAGTGATAGTAAATCCGAAGAATTAGCTACAGGAGTAAGATTAATAGAACCCGTAGCTTTAGGACAGTCTAAAAAAAGTCCTGCAAAAGGATTGGCTATAAGAGCCTGGTTAAAAAAAGGTGACACAAATAATCCCGAGGATAGACCAGGATGGAGATTTCTATATGTATCTAATATAAAAAGTATAGAATTTACAGGAGATGTTTTTAACTACAAAAGACCTTCTTATAATAGTGCAGGAGATAAGTGGATGTCATCAATATCTGTTATAGCTTCTTTTGACACTAAGAGAATATATGGAAAAGGCAGAAGAGCTGAAATTTATACATCTATGGTTGAAACATTAAGCATACTTATATCTTCTTCTTCCGGCCCTCAATTAAGATCATACGTAAAAAAACTAAAAGAAATAAAGAGAAATCATGAAAATGGAAAACAAGTTTTAGGATACGCTGATAGAGAATTGTTGTACTCTTATTTTCCATAAAAAACGGTTTTTTGCCTTAATAATAAATAAAAATACACGTTTTATATAAAAAATAGCATTTTAGTAAAAAACAATAATATTTATTGATAACAATATCTTGTTTAATATAAGATTAAACGATTAAAAAATATATTTAAGATTTACAATAGTCTTACAATCAAAATAGTAACATGAACGATTTATTAAAATCCGCAATTGCCGATGCAAAAGCCATAAAAGATACGGCAATGCAAAATGCAAAAGCAACTTTAGAAGAATCAATCTTCTACAAAGTGTCTCCACTTCTTGAAAGTAATCATGAAAATGACAAAGAAGAAGATGAAAAAATGGAAGAAGGAGAACAACCACCATGGTTAAGAAAAGATAAAAAACCTAACATGGAAGCCAAAGAAGAGGGCGAAAAAGAAGAAGAAGAAAATGATACTAATGAGGCTTATGGTAAAGATGATGAAGAAGACGAACAAAATGAATCTGCTTCTATAGAAGAAATCCTAGCTGAATTAGAGGAAGAGTTAAAATCTTCTAACATTGGAACTGGGGACAACAAAATGGACAATTACGACAGCGATACAGAAGACCCTCAAGGTCCTAAGTATTTTAGCCGTAATGAAGTTATGAGTGCTCTAGAATCTATGTTCTCAGAGGCTATTGGAGACAAAGACGAAAAAGAAGAAGAAGAAGGTGATGACGTGAAAGAAAAGAAAGATATGAAACAGATGCAAAACGAATTAAAAGAAGCTTATGAAGTTGTAAATCAACTCAAAGGAATGCTTCAAGAAGTTAATCTGTTAAATTCTAAATTACTTTACACTTCTAAACTTTTCCGTAACTACGCTTTATCAGAAAATCAGAAGAAAGATATTTTAGAAAACTTTGAGCGTGTAGTCACAATCAGAGAGGCTAAATTATTATATTCGACTTATGCTAAAGTACATGAAGGTGTAGACGCAAACAAAGGTAAAAAATCTAAAAATATTACCGAATCTTTTGCTTCAAAACCAACCAACAGTACAGCTCCTTCTGCTGCTACTAAATCAAATATTGTAAACGAATCAAACAATCTACGTGCAAGATTACAAGAGCTTGCAGGTATAATTAAGTAAAAATATGGGAAATTTAGACCACATGCTTCCGCATGACTATAACAGGACACAAAAAGCGGAGGCGATGAAATACATAACCAAGTGGGAACCCACTGGTTTACTTGAG